CCTACCTCCCTAAAAATATATGTAGAATATATACAATCAAAAAATGTCTTTACTCAATCGCATTCAAAAACTATGTACTCCAGCCTACATATATTTAGTCATTTCTCTCATTATCCTGGTTGTGATGACAGTACAAAACATTGGAGACAACCAGCAATATTGTGCCGGTAATTATGCATGCCAAGTTTCCAATACATCTTTGATTTTCTTAATCAAGCTTCTATTTGTTGGATTTTGGACATGGGTTCTGAATCTTATTTGCAAGGCAGGAGCTCCCATTGTTTCATGGGTTTTAGTCATGTTTCCTATTGTCCTTATGTTCTTCCTTATCGCTTTATTTATCTTCTCAGGTGGTCAATTTATCCCGACCACCAACTACAATATAGCTATATAAACAGGTATATTAAATAAGGTACTATAATGAACAAATAACAGACAGACAAACTAGAAAAATAAACTAAAATTGAATAAAAAATAATGTATATTTATAAATATCAATACACATTATATAAATAGTACGAAAAACTAATACAAATACAAATCTTATTTCAATTACAAGTAATCGAGAGAACATGTCAGAATTTTCAAAGATGATTAAAAGTAATATTGTACCACAAGTTACCAAGAACTATGAAAACGACGGTATTTTACATTTTATTATAGAGGACATTCCTATTTGTATAGCCAATGGGCTTCGACGAACAATTCTAAGCGATATACCAGTAGTAGTAGTTCGTACGGAAAACAGTAAAAAAAATCAAGCTCAAATACAGAGTAATACATCTCGTTTTCACAATGAGATTATTAAGCAGAGATTGAGTTGCATTCCACTTATTACACAAGATTTAGAAGAACTACCACAACATTATCGTCTAGTCATCGAAAAGAAAAATACAAATGATTATGAATTAGTATGGATTACTACTGATGATTTCCGTATTCAACACAAAGAAAGCGGACAATTTTTACAGGAAACGGAAATGCGTAAAATCTTACCACATGATCCAATTAGTAATCGCCCTATTGATTTCTTAAGACTGAGACCTAAGATGGGACCAACTATTCCAGGTGAAGCATTCCAATTGACCGCGGAATTTTCAGTGAGTACAGCAGCAGAAAACGGTATGTTTAACGCGGTTAGTAAATGTGCCTATTTCAATGTCATTGACCCGGAAAAACGCAGTACCAGTTGGTCTCATTATTTGCAAAAATACAAAGATGATAACCGTACAAATGAAGAGATTGCATTTGAAGAAAAGAATTTCGGTTATTTAGACGCTCAGCGTTGTTACAAAACAGATGAAATGGACCAAGCAAATGCATTCGAATTCGCAATCAAGACAATTGGACAGTATTCAAATTACGAATTAGTAGCCAAAGGCTGTCAAATCTTGAAAAATAAACTGGATGCGTTTCAAAAATCAGTTGCATCTGATACTGTACCAATACATAAAAGTGATCAATCCAAGGAATTAGGCTATACTAGTGTAATAGTCGCCAATATTGATGCATATGATATAATCCTCGAAAACGAAGATTATACACTTGGTTATATATTAGAACACTTTTTATACATTTTATTCTACAGTTCATCATCGGCGTCGGGTGATTCTACACCAGAATTGTCCTATATTGGATTCAAAAAATACCATCCTCATGATGAGTATAGCGTACTGCGATTAATGTCAAAACGTTTTAAGGAAGACGATTCAGCTTCCATTACATATGTAAAACAATACTTAATACAATCTTGTACAGAAGCAATGGATGTACTAGAAACATTGCGTAAAAAATTTATTCGATAAACCGTAAAAAAATGATTATTTATATAGATTTTTGTTAAACACTTAATTTAAAGTAAAATTGAAATAAATAGTTTTTTTTATAATTATTACAATAGTAGATAATAATTATAATTCTATAAATCCCCCCGAATTGATCAAAAATATACAAGTATGGATCGAAAATTAAATAAACGAATAGCAGAATACATAGGTGATTTCAAGAAGCAAATAAAAGAAAAGGTAGTACAACTGCGTTTTGACGATGTGTCTAAAGTACAAGATTTAATGTCATTCATATTCGAATATGATCGATTAGTCTTATCCAAAGAAGATGTCAGTAAAAGAAAGCGAGTTAAAAACAGTATTCCGAATAACAACCGGTGTCAAGCGAAACGAGCAAGTGGAGAACAATGTACTCGGAAACAAAAAGATGGATTTGTCTATTGTGGAACTCATATTAAAGGAATACCTCATGGGATCATTCATAATGAAAATACTGAGAATAATACACAGTACATCAATACCGAAGTTGTTGCCGAAGAAATAAACGGAATTATTTATTATTTAGACAAACATGGGAATATATTTTGTACAGAAGATGTGCTAAAACAAATACCGGACCCAAAAGTGATTGCTCATTATAAAAAAACCGGTGATCAATATGTAATTTATCAAAAATCATAATTCATAATTTATATCATTTTAATCTCTGAAATCGAAACTAATTATCTTCATCATTTACTTTTACTACTTTTCGAGTAATGACATCTTTAGTGATGACTTTACGATTATCATATACAAATTGACTCAGCAAATTCGCTTGTTGTTGTTCTAATTGAGGATGTTTTGCTAAAATTTCCAATAATTTATTCTGAGTAAGTGTTTCTCTACGGTTTTCTTGTTTAAAATGGATTTGTCCATCTTTTACATCAAAATTATCAATTTCATATTGTTTCATGACACTTATCATGGATTCATTATGTTTTTTTTTCTCTTGACGCAATTCGCGTAATTTCTTATTCAATGCCCTAATTTGATTGTCATTGACTACCCATGATTTTACAATAGAGGTCAAGTCTTCTTTTTGAATAATAGATGATTCCATATTTTTTTCGACGCTTTTAGAAAGAATTAATTAAGTATATCTATAGTAAATATATTTTACAATAAATATTTATATCAGTTTTCAAATATCTGTAGATAATATAATATAGACCAGATAATTCTAGCATATAAAATAAGTATATGATATTTACTAATCCACGTGCAACAATTCGAAGTAATCAACATCAGCTAAATGCAATTCAACAACAGCAACAACATACTAATATGAAACCTTTACTTTTATTTACAAATCAACGAAAATTTGTTCCACTTATGAGATCTATACATAAACCATCGAATGTATCTGTAGTACATGCAAAAACATTTGAACAACAAGTAAGTGCAATACAAAATGGAAAAAAAATACGATGGGGAGAGCCCTTTTGGAATTTTTTCCATATTTTGGCGGAAAAAGTACGAGAAGATGAATTTCAAACCATTCGAAAGGGTTTATTGGATATGATTTACATTATATGTTCCAATTTACCATGCCCCGATTGTACTCAGCATGCAATAACTTATTTAAATGGTATTAATTTCAATAAAATCCAAACGAAAGACCAATTCAAATATATGTTGTACAATTTTCACAATGCAGTAAATGTACGAAAAGGTTATCCGATATATCCTCGAGAGAATTTAGACGAAAAATACCAGTGTGGTATTTTACAAGCAGCATTCCAAGAATTCATGAGACATTTTACCAGCAAAACACATAACTTTAGATTATTATCTGATCAAATGCAACGTTCCCGTCTCTCGAAAAAAATTTACGAATGGTTTTTCAAAAATGGATTTGCTTTTCATACAAACTAAATGATAGTTGATTGTATATCTTACCTCACTTGATAATTTACAGGTCTCCCGTTTTGATAAGTTGTACATTTAAACCGCGATCTACTTGCCTTTGTACAACGTTCGCGATTTACTCCTACATTGTAATATTGGAGAGACGGAATCTTTGTTTTGTCAATAATAAAAGCATAAAATACTCCAATACCCCCGGCTACAATAAAAGCGGTAATTAAATTAACCATGGGGAAACAATTGTAATATGTATTCCAATAAATATCCGCTAAAATCAATAATGGGAAAAATATCAACGTTGGAATATTCTCCAATTCCAATTTATATTTACTAATGGGGTATATTAAATAGAAAAAGGTAAAGGCAAATATAATCATACCATATGGTGTATTTGTTCGAACTCCATTAATGGATAAATTTGTACATACTGGTGCTGTATTTATTGGACTCTTATCACCTAAATTATCCACCAATAGACCTGATATTACACATGTAAATACCAGTCCTACTAAATATATAAAACCTTTTGGTTCTCCATTAATAATGGATCCTAATACAAAAAAGCACACCAAAATAAAAGGCGAGAATCTGTAAAAAATATAAGCTAAAGATGTCATTGATAATTCCATGTTTAATATAAAGTCTTTTTTCGATTAAAAATATTGCTATATTGTTTCTTGATATAATTTTCTTAAAAGTATATTAAGAATAAATCTATTGTTTATAGTAAGTAAAACAAGTATAAACAATAATCCAATTTAAAACAATAGTTATATCACAATGGGAATACCTAGTTATTTTTCCCACATTATTCAAACACACAAGAAAATATTAAATGATTATGCGTATATCGTTCGTAATGATATTCGATTTAATCGCTTGTACATGGATTGTAACTCTATTTTGTACGATATTTTTCATAGTACAGAACAATCGTATTCAACCGACGTACTGTACAATACAATCATAGAAAATACAATCAAGAAGATAGAAATCTATATTAAGCAAATTAAACCGACTGATTGTATCTACATTGCTTTTGATGGTGTAGCACCTATGGCTAAAATGGAACAGCAACGTACGCGTAGATACAAATCCTGGTTTGAATCATCAATCTGTAAAAGTATTAATCCACCTACTAATACCACTACTACACAAACAAACTTGGAGAAGACCACATGTATATTTACACCAGGAACGAAATTCATGCAACAATTAAGTGTATCTGTACAAGAACATTTTAATAATAATGCTTCTAAATACAATGTGAAAAACATAATTGTTGCAACACCAGATCATCCAGGTGAAGGCGAGCATAAATTATACGCTCATTTAAGGGAAAACCCATGTTTGGAAAACGAAACTAGTATTATTTACGGTTTAGATGCGGATTTACTCATGTTGTCATTATTGCATTTAGAATATTCCAAATCCATGTATATTTTTCGCGAAGCACCGCAATTTAAAATGCTAAAATTATCATCTGGTCATTCTCCAGACGAACCGCTTTTTTTGGATATTGCTAAATTGGGCGAATGTGTATCGAATACCATGGTTCATAACACAAGTGGTATGTTTAACATGAACCGACTAAAAGATTACGTTTTCATTTGCTTCTTTTTAGGAAATGATTTTTTACCCCATTTTCCAAGTATGAATATACGTACTCATGGTATCGATGCGTTATTGGATGTTTATAGAAATGAAATCGGTTCCGAAATGGATCAATATTTGCTAAATGGAAAAACAAATGCAATTCAATGGAAAAATTTATCGAGGTTTGTCAGAGGATTGGCTAAATGTGAAAACATATGGTTAAGACAAGAATATTCTGTACGAGATAAATGGGACAGACGTTATCCTGAAACTGAGCCCAAGAAAACAGTAAAAGAAAGGATGGATTTATTTAGCAATACTCCAGTATTATACCGGGCAGTGGAAAAAACAATTGATGTAAATAAGAAAAAATGGCAAAGTCGGTATTATCGTACCTTATTTCCTCCTAAAGTATCCATTTTAGGCGTTTGTCAATCCTATTTGGAAGGATTACAATGGGTGACGCAATATTATTGTACAGGAAAAGTCAATTGGGATTGGTATTATCCGTATCATTATCCACCTTTACTGGAAGATTTAGCGCCAAAAATTCCCCAGTACGAAACCATATTTTTACGCGATGATGAAAATACAAAACCGGTGCATCCTTATACACAATTATGTTATGTACTACCACCAGTATATCATTTTTTATTACCAGAGTCGATCCAAACACGTCTATCTACCAAATACTGTCAATATTATATCGGACCGTACAACAATGATCGCTTACCGCAATTGAAATTCGAATGGGCATTTTGTCGATACTTTTGGGAAAGTCATGTTTATTTACCAATGATCCCACACAAAGTCATACAAGAATGGGACACTCATTCATATGAAGTAGATAAATGAAAAAAGAAAATACACTAAAGTATATGAATTACAGTTGGGTAATCTATATATTCTACTGGTTATTGACCATTTATATTATTGCTTTGCTTTATGCGAAAATCGATTCTCCATTTTGGTTTCATCAACCAATATATCATTCCTACGAAATATACCCTAAATTAGCCTGGTCCAAAAAACCATACTGGAAACGGAAAAGATCCGTAAAATTGGGTATATTTTGTAATATAGAATGCATCGAAACATGGGAATTGTCCGATTTCCAGCAAATGCATTCGACACACGATCATACGTCTAAATTATGTTCGTTATTACAGGGATATTATGTCGATAATGAATACACTTTATTTTACTGTACAAAAGACTATTTAACTAAAGTAATGGGTGGAAGAGGTTTTGTATCTTGTTATCGAGAGAATACTTTAGTCAAACCTTCTACACAATCATCTACTGTACAATCATTAAAACCTTATTTGTCTGTACCAAATTATGACCGGTTTTATGGTTGTATAATGAGTCGTCCTACAATGGTATATTTTCATTATTATCCCGAATACAATTGCGAAATCCATTTTTGGGATTTCCTTTGTGTCCATGATATGTACAAAGATAGACTTTTGTCTCGGAATTTAATTCAAACACATATTTATAATCATTGTAACCGAGAGAAATCTTTTTCCGGTGGTTATTGTTTTTTAAAATACAATGAACTTTGTAAAGGTATCGTACCTTTAGTTCAGTTCGATACATATCATTTCATATTAAAGCGAGTTAAATTTCATAAATTACCGGTTCATTATCGCATCTATACTTTGAATCAAAACCACGTCGATTTATGGAGATCAATTTATTGGCAGATCACTTCTACATTTGAAGTAGCTTTCATGCCGTCTTTTGAAAGTACAATAGAATGGTTATCAAATGAAAGATATGTCATCTATGCTACTGTTTATAAGGAAAATGCAGTAGAACATGTCCATGGTGTTTATTTTTTCGAAAAAACGCAAAAAACATGGCTAAATGATTCCATTGCCCAACCCGATGTCATCCGTTTAGCAGGATGTATGAAATTCGTAGGAAATAATCTCCATCTCCATGACCCCAATGAAATCCTATTCTTTAGGGGGTTTCTCAATTGCTTACAAGAATTTTTATTGCAAAATGGAGAGAAACAGACAAAACCACAAGGAATCCTTGAAATTCCTTCGATTGGACATAATAAAAAGCTACTGCCTAAATGGCGGGAAAAATATGAATTAAATAGTAAAATTCCATGTGCCTATTATTTGTACAATTTAGTTTATCCAAGTTCTCCTGTACAAGATGATCAATTCCTTTTTTTGGCATAATAAAGTTTTTCTTGAAAAAAATACTTAAATAAGTGATTTTATTTATAAATAGTAGGTCCCATAGTCTAGTGGTAGGACTATTGACTTTGAATCAATCAGCCCGGGTTCAAACCCCGGTGGGACCTATTTGTACAATCATATACATCAAAATGAAACATTCAGGATTGTCTCATTTTGTTTTTTTGTGTGTTTTTATCGTGTGTTTTTTATCGTGTATATTTACCAACACGAGTAAATGAATCGACTAAATATATGATAAAAATTCCTAAAAGACCATACAAGAAGAATTCTTCCATAATATTTTGAGTGGGTTCTTTTTGTTGTTCTTCTAGTAGATGAATCATATAATTGAGTTTTTCCATCAATTGTTGTTGATTTACAGTAGAAGATGATGTATTGGAAGAATGATTTAGCATTGGCTCGGTCATTCTAGACGTCAATTGTTTGTAATATGGGGTGGA